GGCTGCGGGTTGGAGCCGTCCGTGGTCGTGGTGTCCACGTACAGGCCATCGTCCACCAGGATCGACTTGCCCATGTACGTTCCCCAGCCGATGTTCGCCTCGCTATCGGGGCGGAAGTCGATGAGATCGAGCTTCTGCATCTGCGTGTGGATGTACGAGTGGACCGCAATCGCGGCGATGTTGCTCTTCGCGTCGCCCAGGAGCTGGAACGTGTCGAGCAGGTTGTTGGCCGTGAACATGTTCGAGGGGCCAGCGGGAGTGCCGTCCACCGAAACATCCCAGAGGAGATCCGGATCCGAACCCGTATCGGTCGTATCGTCCAGCATGAGGCCAGTGATGATGCTCACCATGAGCCGCTGATCGTGTCGAACCCACCAGGAAGCGAACCGCTGAGCGATAGCGTCCATCGGATCGGAACCAGCGAGCGAGGCCGCGAGGTCCCGCGCACCGAACACCTTGTTACGGGCGTGTCGGACGCCGTCTTCCTGACGCGTGAGGATCGCGTCGGGGACAGCAGCAGTGGCCGAGGTATCGGAGAGTCCGGCCTCGTTGGCGTCAGCGAGATCCTGCCACTTCGGCATCTGGATCCGGTGTCCGCCACCCTGGAGGAAAGCGTCGATCATCGGATTGCGCTCGACGATTCCAGAGCGGATCAGGAGCGACTTCTCGAGAGAAAGCTCCTGAAGGTACGCGGAGAAAACCTCCGGTACGATGATGTCATCATAATCGGTCGTTGCCATGGGATATGGCTCCTTGTTGTATTGAAGTCTACTTGGGGCGTGGTAGCACCCCAGGCATCATACCCAGGGCAATGGGAGCGCCTTGCTCCCTAATGCTAGAGGCCGTACCGCTTCGGGTCGTCCCCTGCTGCGAGAATGAGGGCCTTGGCTCGTCGGGGGTCGTCCCTGACGATCAATGATGCCTTCGTCATATTGCGGGTACCCGCCTTGAACGGGTTTTCTCCGCCAATGTCCGAACCAGAACCACCATTGGCCCCACCGGACTTATTCTGCTTGAACCAGTGGCCACGTCGGCCGCTGGCCTGAATGTCGCCGAGAACCTCTGCGAAAGTGAGCCCAGGCTCGAACCCCACATTGTCCTTCGACACCACTTCACCATCTTCGTTGATGGTCATGATACGCTCCGCGAAGGGAAGGATGTCCTCTCGCGCGGAATCTACGATCGCGAGTGCGTCGTTACCGGAGAGCGACTCCTCGACCGCATCTCGGATCTTGCGCTGATTTGCGGCAGCCTCATGGAGCTTGATAGCCGCTGCGTACTGTTCCCGCTCAGCGGAAAGCGCAGCGATCTGCTCCTCAAGTTTGCGCGTCTGTCGAGCAGCCAGCTTCTCAGCTCGCTCCTCGATCTGCTCATCATTTTTCTTGCCAGAGGTCTCCAGCTGAAATTCCAGATCCTCGGCCTTGTCGCGAAGCTCCTGGATCTCGTCCAGGGAAATTCCGTCGAACCCCTGGAACTTCTGCTTGGTTCCCTTATGGGCCTCGCGCTCCTTCTCAAGTGCGCCCTTTAGTCGCTGGACGTCACCAGATAGGTCTGCGGGACCACCTTCTACGTTGAGACGGAACTTGCCGTCGTCCGTCTCCTGATAGAAATTCTGTACGCTCGAATCCACATCGTCGAGGGAATTAACCGTATACTTAAGCATGATCACCTTTCGCACACATGTGCGACCGACTCATTGTCGGTTCAGATATACTCCGCGATCGGTAGATCACGAAGGTCAGACGGCATCCAGGCCCACGGGTCGGGACCGTCTAGTGCTGGCCGAGTGATTAGCACCGGCCAAATGTTATGGTTAGCCAGACCGCGAAGCATTTCCGCGTAGGCTTCCTGGAACTCACCGGGCCCGTAACCCGTACGGGTAAACGGACCGCCGTGAAATCTTTCAGAGAAGGGTCGGTCTCGCTCAGGACTGCCGTCGGCCATCCAACCCATCTTGCAGTCAACGAGCAACCCATCGAGAGAGAAGGTCTCAGCGACCTGAACCGCGTGGTTGATCGCATACTCACGGTACGCAGGGATGCGAATGTCTGTGATGAACTGAGACAGTCGCCAGTGCTTTTCTCCACTGTTGGGCGTACCATAGAAGCACGGCCAGCCGCCTGTAGCTGCAATCGCTTTCGAGTACTTGTTCATGTCGGTCTTGGGGGGTGCGGCAAATGTCCACCCGTCCTCGACCCACTCGACAACGTCCTCAAAGATTTCGGGGCCGCCGCTCAAGAGCCAGCTCATGTCCCAACCGATATCCAGCTGGTTCATGAGAGGCCGGTAAAGATCAAAACGCCACTTACAGAACGCCTTGAACTTCGTGTTACCGGCAGCGAACGCTCTGCGTCTCGTGTCCGCTACTCTCTCGACGATGTGCATCGGCATGGATGCACCGGGCTTCATAGAGAACTGGTAGCCAGCTCCCTCATACGTCCACGGGCTCGTCGATCGGCTCAGATCCTGCACGTGCATTCGGTTCATTGTATTCCTTGGGAGGCGCGAACAGATCCTCGATTCCGTTCTCCTTTTCTGACTTGATCAGCTCGATCTCTTCGTCAAAGCTGAGATCAGTGTAGTCCTGGTCTCGGAGCTTGGAGTGCAGAGACCGGTAGGAGATCGGGAGGCCCTCTCGCTTAGCCTGCTGTAGGTTGAGTGCTTCCTGCGCGGAGAAGGAATCTTCAGCGAAGTCCAGGTTCGCCTCGACCTTGACCTGCTGCGGATCCGCACCGACCCACAGCGCAACCTGACGCAGCGCGTGCTGTAGTCCGGCTGCAGCCGTGAGTGCCACCGCAGTGAGTGTGGTCGTCTTCGCCGCAACGCGAACCTTCAGCGCCTCACCGGATTCGGCCTGCGCTGCAGTGTTCTCAAGTAGCCGAGAGCCTTCGCTACTCGCCAGCTTGTAGTCATCTTGCAGAACGAGCCGCTGCTCAGTGAGCCCTTCGCCGTTCACGCCAATGTACTTGGCATCCCCATCGGGACCCAGCTTGATCACCGCTGTTGCGCCGACACGAACCGGCTGCTGGTCATCCTCTTCCTCGGTGTCGTCTCCGACTCCAATGAGAACGAGTGTATCCTGGCCCACGTTATGCAACGTCTGCCTAAGGTTTGCGTCCCCGCGGTAAATCGCGAGGGCGGAGTTTGCGATGCCCAGCAGCGGGATCGGTCCCGGAGTCGCTACTAGATCCTGAGCACCAATGAAAGTGAACGGTACGAAATCCAGGGTCCGGCCCCGGTATTCGGGAGTCACCGGAGTGCCGGGGTCGTTCTCTTCCTCGGTCCAGGTCTGGTAGACGCCATCGACCAGCTCGAATGCGCGGTATCGGTTTATGGGGGTCCACTCATAGGAACCCTCGGTGCCGCGTGCATACGTCTCGTCAACGGTAGTCACGAACTGCAGAGGATTCACTCGCCCACGTGCGGGCAAGGAATCATCCCAGTTGATGATGGATCGCGCCCCGTAAGACACGAAGTAGGGAAGCCCTTCGCCGTCCGGCACATCGAGAGCCAGGCCGAAGCGACCGTACAACAGAATCTGCTCGACGATTCGACGATGCAGAGTCTGCAGAGAGTCCCCCTCCAGGGTGGCCGAATCGAGCAGCTCAACCATGGAGTCAGGGAGGGTGTAAACCGAGGGGTCCTTGAATGCCAACCCAGTCAGCGTCCGCGCAGCGTTGGCCACCAGATCCGGAAAGACTGCTCGCTGTACATAGCTTACGTACATCGAGTAGCCAGGCTCGCGGGAACTCAAGGCCCCGTCGAGGATCATTGACCGCGTAGCGGGCAGATACCTGGTAGTCCTGTTCTTGACCGTTCGCTCACCAGCATAACAGTCGCGCATGGTGTCGTAATCTTCGATCATGGCATCATACGCCGGATGAGTCTGGTCTAGAAGCATGACTCTCCCTCTCTCAGAGACCTGTCGCCCGTGAGAATACTGCTGGCTTCCTGATCGGTGCCAGTGCAATGACCAGTGCCTCTGCACGGTCCGGAGACGGGGCCCCTCGTCGAGCCATTTCGTCCTTGGTTTCGATTAGGATCTTGCCAGTTTCCAGGCGCTTGTACCCTGGAGCGGCCAGCTGCTCAAGGAACAGCTTGTCCGTACCCGGCAGTAGAAGCATCGAATCTATGTCGTGCTCTCGGCCCGTGTCAGGGTCGTTAAGCCAACACCAATGCTCATGCGCTCTCATAAGCCGATCCCGGATTGTCCACCAGACTTCCGCCTTGATGTTTCGGAACTTGTCCCGCGCTCTGCGCTTGTCTGGCCACATGGTGAGCGTAGCTGCATTGCCCACGTTGATCCCTGTAGACAGGATCGGCAATCGCTTGAGCGTGGCGGCCACGCCCTTGCCCACACCGACGGAGTCGTACTTGAGACGGGTCACACCGTCTTGCTTTGCAAACTTCGTCAGCTTCTGTGCAGTGCGGGTCGTGTCGCCATCCACCCAGGAGACCACATCGCCAACGATCGGTCCCCAGACGGCTACGTACGTGTTCTCTGCGACCCCACCACCGATATCGGCACCCGCAATGCAGGTGTATCGGTTCCGTTCAGGGAGCTGCCCGGAATCTTCCAGGTACCTTCGGAGAGCAACCGACGAATCGATCCACTCAGCTCGAATCACAGACTCTTCGCCCGAGGTGTGAAAATCGAGATCCAGCTCCTGTGCGATCGTCTTCGGATCGCGGATCCGCAGCTTCTCTTTCTCGTACCACTCTCGATCCTTTCGAGGATCCTGAGTCCAATGGAACGGGAAAGCGTCCACAAGCTCGTTATTGAACCACTTGTCCGCGAAGGGCCCAGCGGGGCCATTCGGTGTGGATACATCGAGTCTCATGTTCGTATTCTGCGAGAGCGCAGCTTCGATCTTGTCGGGTCGCTCCAGGAACGCCGCCTCATCGACGAGGTACACCGCAGAGCGGCCACCTCGGCCGATGTTATCGCCACCCTCGCCAGTGATCGCCGCTCCCGTGACCGGGTTGACGATGTTAAGCCGACGGGCGTGTGAACGCTCCTTGTAACCATACGGCAGAAGCTCCACGGGCAGGTACCTGAGGTAGATGCGAACCTTCTCCAACAGGGAGTCCGTATCGCCGATCTTGTCTACCAGGTCTTCCTTACGGGACCCTACCGAGGCTTTGAAGCCTTCCTCGAACAGCCACTTGTACGTGAGCCAGGCCAGAGAGACTACCGACACGCCCATGTCTCGCGACTTACCGACTTGCATGTCGGTGCCGGTGGCGTAGTTCTCTTCAAGCCTTTCGATGTACTCGATCTGGCGATCGAACAGGATCAATGGTACAGTGGTCGGCAGACCCCTGGCCGCAAGGCGGGGGTCATACGTAACCAGCCAGTCCTCAATGAACGCGCAGGCGTTCCCGTCCGCGTAGAACCGCTTGACCACTTCCCAGGACTTGTCAGCCCGAATGCGTTCAAGAAACGCAGACCGGGCCCGGAAAACCTCCGTATAGTCTGGCTGTTTGAAGTCCAGGGAATACGGAGACTGGTACTTGTGGTTCGGTACGTACGGAGTGTCCGGGTCGTACCCATTGGGACGGAGAGCCATGGTTTAGGCCGTGACGGTGAGAGTTACCGCTGCGATGGAGATGATGTTGTTGTTATCCAAGGCATCACCCGCAATGGATTCGGAGGTGGCGAAGCCGCAGATGATAGAGTTCCCCGGAGACCAAGCTCCCGAAGGCGTAAGCAGGAGCTGCCCGACGCCGTTCGTGAACACTACATGGTCACCAGCGTTATCAATGGCGACGGTACCACTCGATCCAGCCGTGCTGTAACCGACATAACCATTGAACCAATGGCACTGCTGGTAGTCGTCCCCGATCGTTGCGCGGATCGTGACCGGGATCTGGGTTCCAGCGTCAACGGACGCCTCGGTCAGAAGGCTAGGATCAGGCTGGTCGATAACGAACTTGAGGTTACACACATCGACGTTCATGTCGGTGGACGAGTCGCCATTCAGAATGGGAAAAGCGAGCTTCATCTGCTCAAGGTCTCGGTAGGGATCCGAGTGGGCTACTCCACTGGTGCGCTTGGGCATCTAGTTGTTCTCCGGCAGCGAGACTTCGGGCTCGCAAAACTGGTTCTCCGCCCAGTTCCAGCTCACCGCTTTGGCGAACGTGCAACCTGCATCGAACGGATTGATTGATACATCCACGCCAACCGCTTCGGGTCGCGCGCTGACTCCAACCTGGATACCATCGGCGATGTTTGCGCTAGTGGCGCAACCGGCGAGTGCCAGGCACAGGACGAGAATAACGGCCTTCATGATTTTCCTCCCCGCAGACTCTGCAGGTAATTCTCCGCTTCGCGCCTCTCCTCAGGAGATTTGGATGCGGAAGGTGGTCCGAAGAGGGACCCATCCACCTTCGCCTCGGACTTGGTTGTCTTCGGACTGAACCGATCAAGGAAGGCACTGATTGCCTTGTCATCGCCACCAGCGGCTCTCACAGAGAGCACGTAGGCGATCAGGTCCGCCACGGTCTCGAACAGAGGGATCGCAACAGGATCCAGCATGAGCGTACGCGCAGCCGCCTCGATATGTTCTTCGCGCGGTGCGTCGTTGGCCGACTCTGTGAGGGCTTGACTGAAGACGCCGTCCTGATCTAGATCGATCGGGTCGCGTACTTTAGCCATTGTCGTACCCTTCAAGGCTCCGCAGGGTTCGTTTCGCGCGTGAGTACGCGGTGTTCCCGGCGCGGGTCTTGTCGTCCTGGGGCAGGCGCTCCCGGTGGTTCTTCTGGTACTTGTGGTACCCGTCAACCTCTTCGGGAGTCATTAGCTTGAGGACGGGGCTGGACCCCTTCGGTTTCGGCATATCGAGGCCCCTCATGGTGTGAGCAACACTGCTGGCCTGCAAAGATCCTGCTAAGGTCTAGCCTGCAATCACAGATTCGGCAGCGGTCGTATTCGTCCATTCTGCTGATATTATAGCATACTCTGTGGAAAGCGTAACCTAGAATGGATTCCTCAGCGATATCCAGGGTTTATGGAGAGTTCGCCAACTCCACTTAGACTCTGTATAACTACATGCTACTACTAGTACTACTACTAAAATATGATTGAGAGTCTATATAGTATTGGCGAACTTGGTGTAACCCCTGGATATTGTTCTGGAAAGCGTTTTAGGTATTTTTCGCGTGGCATTTTGGGCCGATCGTGCTATCTTGAGAGCATCAAGGAGGTCCGATGTTCGATAGTGCTTGTACGACGGTGGTGACGGAACGCGACGCTTTTGAGATCCATGAGAGGCTGACACGGGTTGAGGTCGTGGCCATGCTCATGGACGAGTTCGAGGACCAGGTACCGGAATATACGATGTCCCAGGAGGTGTGTGTCGATTACCACCTGTTCACGTCTGAAGACGGGCCTGTCCCTCTCACGGAAATCTTCGCGTGTCTTTTTGACTCCCTGGACGAGTGAGATTTCGCGATACCCCCTTTTGTGACATAAAGTCACGGAGCATTTACGCACTGTGACATAAAGCCACAGGGCGTGGCGGAGAGTCTCGGAGCGTTTACGCCCCGTGGCGGATAGTCACGCCCTGTGGCGAATAGTCACTTAGCGGGATATTGCATACGCGTATTGTGACATAAAGTCACGCATTGCGACATAAAGCCACGGGGAGTGGCGTATAGTCACTTAG